CGCGAGTGTCATTACAGCGGCATCCCATCCGGCCGCCTGCCACCATTCCCGAAGCCGTGCACCAGCATCAGGCCCGGCGCGCACGTGCACTCGTAACCCTTCAGGTTCCCGATGTCTTCAGTCGCCAGCCTGCCGTCGCCGTCGTACCCGTTGTTGAATTGACAAGTGGCGATCGTCTCCCAGACCGTGAAATCAATCGGATGGCCGCGGCCGCTGTCATCGAGGCCCCAGATCCCACCAGGCGCGAGCCGATCGAGACAGTCCGTCGTCCTCGCCGCCATCATGCCGGCCGTCCAGACGGGGTCGCACTGATAGAGCACGCCGTCGACTTTGCCAAAATTGGCGCGCCAGAAGTCGGTCGGCGTTTCGTCGTTCGGCTGCCAGCTGATGTAATGCGGGAAGAAGTGCAGCATGATGCGGCACCGCGTCCCGATGAGCGCCGCGTCGTGATCGATCATCGCGCGCACGATCTCGGGCGACCAGTGATTGCACTCCCACGCCGGCGTTTCGATTTGCATCGCGCCTTCGCGGAGAAGACGGTTGATCAAAGCATCGGGCGCGCTGAGATCCGGCGGCGTCGGCGTGTAGTACTTCGAGCGCATCAGGTGATGGACGAACAGGCCGGCCTCGCGACACCGCACGCTCATCGCGACGTAGGCGTCCTCGCTCAGGCCGGCCTCGAAGGAATCCTGCGGCGACAGCGAGATGTGCGTGTAGCCGTAACTGCGATACGTTTTCAGAATCCGGTCTTCCCAGGCGCCATGGCCGTAGCGATCGAGGAAGTAGGTCAGCACCCGCGACTGCGCCGGCCCGCTCGCGCCGCCTGGGACGGCCGGTAAGCCGGGCACCGTCAGCCCCCACGCATCGCCGCGCCACCAGCGCACGTCCGCCGTGGCTGGGGGTTCGGCGCGCAGCGTCGTGTAGACCGGCAGCGGCGCGCCCGTCTCCGCGTCCGTCGTCTGCGTGTCGAACGGCGGCAGCGGCGGCCGCACGACGACCACGGGCGGCGGCACCGGCACGGCGTCCGGCGTCGACGTCAAGAATGGCCAGGCGGCGGCGTAGGTCATGGCTGGCGGTCCCATTCACCGCTCGCAATGAAGTGCGCGCGGCGCTCGTTCACGATTTTGATGGCGTGCTCCGCATCTGTCGCCCAAATGGTCGCGTGAAGACAGTCCTCGATGCCCTCGCCGATGTTGGCTGGTGCGCTCGCACGTCGCCACATATCCATCGATCCACTGATCTCGTAGCCGCTGACCTGCCACGGCTCACACCGCTCGACTTGTCCCATCGCGGCGCATGTTCACCCGCCACAACTGGCGGCCTGCATTGATGTCGTCCACCGCAGGGTCGATCGGCCACTCATCGACCGTCGCTTCCTCAGATCCGCCAGGCACGGTTGATCGCGTCGGCCACAACCTGCGCGTTCGCCTTCGAAGTAAAGACGCCCACGACTCTGTAGTCGGAATATTCGCCTTGCTCAACCACCCAGCATGCTTGTTTCATGGGCGACTCACTCGTTCTGGATCACGTCAAGAACGGCCAGGCGGTGGCGTAACTCATGGCTGATTACAACGCCTCCAAGAGTTGCCGCCCGATGAACTCGGTGTAGGCCGGCGGAATCGCGAGGCTCAGTTCATTGCGGTTCATCCAGTCGATGCCGCCTCCCGGTATTGCTGAATCGTGGGGTTGTAGCCCAGTTGCTGCTTAACCCATGACGGCGTGCCGTGGCCCACAACGGAGACGACTGGACCTGTGTGATGGCACGGCGCGATCAAATCGAACCCGTTCCAACTTGTCTCAAACAACCGCACGCGGCGCAGCGGTAAGCCAACACGGCATCCACAAATCACGAAGTCTGAGCGCATCGGCGCACCAGGGACGTTTTCGATCACCCACGGCGTTCTGAGTTTCGAGAGAATGTCTCGCGTCGGCGCGAGTAAATCCGGATACGCCTTCCCGTTGTTTCGCTGTGACTGTGCCGCCTGACTGTAGGCTTGACACGGAGGACTCGCGTGGATGGCGTCGAAGTCGTTTCCATTGATTTCAGCCCAATCCAGCGCATCGCCCTGCACGAACGTAAACGGATACCGAGGCTGCGGCTTGATGTCCACGCCCACGATCTCATCGAAGCCCGCACGGTGATAGCCCACCGCGGCCCCGCCAGCGCCGCAGAACAAGTCCAATAACCTCATGGCGTTCACTCGTTCGGGATCACGTCGGTGAACGGCGCGAGATACACCGACCCGGCCGGCCCGAGCGGCGCGAAGATGATCCGATCAGGACGACGCAGCCCGGTTTCATACGGACCGCGACTGCCCGGCGGCCGCGTCTCGACCGTTCCATCGGGCTGCACCGACAGCACCGTGTCCGCGCCGACCGGATAGGTCACCGTGACCAGGTCGCCGTCGAGCTCGTTGATCTGGTGCGGGCCAATCGCGACGACGTCGAGCATGATCGGCGCGTCCTCGTCGGGGTCCACGCTCCGGGCCTCTGGTGTGGACAGGGCCGCGCGAATCGCGCTCGACAGGATCCGGCCGACGTGCTGGGGCTGGGCGCGGTCATAGGGCACCTTCACCACGACGGCGATCACGGACGAGCGCTGCGTCTTCGAATCCATTCAACGGTCCTTTCTACGTCACAGGAATGAGATCTCAACGCCGAGCTGTTCCGCGATCTTCAACAGCGCCGCCCGCTTGTCTGCCATCTCGCAATCCGGCTGATTCATGCGCTTGTCGTACTCGCGGGCGCGGTCCAACAGCTTCTTGAACTCCGCGACTTCCTCCGCGCTGATGAGCGGCATCGGTTGCAGAATCTGGATCGTGTTCGGGCTGGCTGGCGCTGTCAGCGGATCCCAGCGTTCGCGGTAGTGGTCCATCACCATTGAAACTGCACACATCTGATTCAGCGGTCCTTTCGTAAGCCGTGGGCCATCGTCAACACTTTGGCGACGGCCGCGCCTGTTTCGACAGCCGACGCGCGTTGCCGGATCCGCTCGGCGGCGTCGCGCCGCGTTTTCATCTTCACCGGCAGGGATTCATCCGCGCGGTCATAGCGCACCCGCGGCGGCACGATCAACGTGTCGATCAGCGCGTCGCCCTTGTGCCAGCGGCCGAACAGTCCCATGCGTCAGCCCTCCTCGCCGCTCTGGCGTCGCTTGAAATCCAGCGGCAACAACCCGAGACGCGTGAGATCGATCGGCGGCGGGTCGGCGTACTCGATCGCCGCGGGCAGATCCGGCGGCGCCGGCCCCGGCCCCGCGCACGCCGCGCACCGATACTTCTTCGCCTTGCAGCTGCCGAACGTGATCCGCAGCAACACGGTGTCCGCGGGAATGTCCGCGCCGCACTGGCCGCAATGCCGCACCGTGCGATCACGCGTCCACGTGGTCATCGAAGTCCTCGAGATACGCCACCTGGTGCTCAGGCCCGACCGCCAACCGAGCGCGCACCAACACCGGACCCGCCGTGCGATAGAAGCGTCCAGCGAGACACGCACAGACGGCGATGTCTAACGGCTCGCCGGACTGATACGCCACGCGCAGCAGACCACGGTCGCCGCACACTGCACAGCGCAGCGTCCTGTTTCGGGCGGACTCCTGAGACAGCCGCGTCGCCAGCCGGTACCACTCGCCGCTCGTCGGCCACAGCGGCCGGTCTTGGCGACGCAGCACGCACGCGCTCTGCCGCAGAACGTCCGCGCTGAAGCCCCGCAGGGTTTCCCAATACACGCGCTCGGTCTCACGGTCCAGGGCCTTCGGCGGCTGCAGGGCCCGCACCAGGTCCCGGAAGATTGGCGAGAAATCTTGTAACGTCAGGTCCGCCATAAAGTGACTCGCGGTCGGCCGCAGCGCGTTGCGTCGCTCGTGATCAGTCGGTACGACGCAGCTGCGGCCCCTCCGATCTCTTAATGAAACCCACAACGTCCACAGAGAAAAGATCTAGCTAATTAGCAAAGACTTCCTTGGTACGGGTACGGGTACGGGATCGCGCGCGCGCGCGAGTGTCCGCGTACCGTCCGTCGATCGTCCGCGCGGACAACTCTCGGACGGCATATCCCATGCCATCACATTTTCAGCCGTGGCCATTCCGTGTCGCACGCTCCTCCTGTTTGCGCAGACGCTCCCGTTTGCGCTTGGTCTTGATGTGTTTCGCCAGCGGGTTGTATTCGTCGAAGTCGTGGATCTGAAAGCCCCCGGTCACCTTCTCGAGCAGTTCCGCCTTCACAAGCGCGTCAGCGATGGAGCGCGGCTGGTCGACATGCCGGAAGCCGAGGACCACGTCCTCGGGCAGAAACCCGTCGGTCAAATGTTTGTTACTCCATAGCAACCCCACGGTGTAAAACCCCAACGCGATCGCCGATCCGTTCTTGCCGATGATCCGGCCGGCGGTGAAAATCTTGCAGTGATCGATCAGCGCGTCATCGAGCTTGGACCACATACCTCAGCTCATCCCGTTGTTCCTGCGGGCTGTGTCCGCTGTGCGAGTTCCGTGCGGCTGCGTGGGCTGAGCCGGCAGCAATACCAGCAGCGCCGCAGGCCGTCCGGCCCTTTCATCGAGTAGTCGTGTTGCTGGTGCCCCGTGCGACAGGGTTCCTCGGGCGTGACGTCCCAGGGGTGCGGCGGCCGCGGACGATCCGGCGGTATGTTCGGCCGCGCGTCTCGCAGCTGCTGCTGGGCGCGGTCCTCGGCGGCCTGGGCGGACAGGCGATCGCGCTGATTCGGTCGGGGTGCAGTCATGGCTTCCACCGCCAGAGGCGCGCGCACGTGCGGCATTTCAACCACCCGATTCGCACCGGGGAACGACGCGGCGGCCAGCGACGCTTACGGCAGTGTCCGCACAGCGCATAGCCGATGTAGATCGGCCCGTGGTTCATGGCCGGGTTCTCGGGTTGTCTCGGGCGATCTGTTCGTCACGAAACTCCCCGCACCAATCCGTCGCCGCGGTGCCCGGCCACGCGCTCATGGGCCCCTCGTCCGTGAAGTCGACGACGGGCGGCCGCCGGCGGCACTGACCGAATGCCTCGGTGCCTGGTTGCCAGTACAGGCAGCGACTGCACGCCATGACGGGCACGTCGGGGGTGATGGTCATGGCCATGGTCGTAATTTCGTTGCTGGCTTCCTTCTGCCAAAACTAGTTGCATCTGCGCTGACTGCGCTGATCGCGGCCTCGATGTACTCAGCGTCGATCGCAGCCACAACGCCAACGGCCACACCAAGGGCGATGCCGCGCGCGCGAAAGGTCTCCATGTCACCACCTGGACCAGTCGCCACAAACTGTTCGCCGATCTCGTTCAGCCGCGCGAGAACGTCTGATCTGGTCATGATCTTCATTTATGGTTCGCCCTCCTCCGTGACGGCGAGGCCGCCGCGCGTGGTCTTGACGTGGGGCGGCACGGTCTCGGCGCCGTCGAGCAGCGGGGCATCCTTCCGCAAAGGTCGCGCTTCCTGTTTTCCCGCCTCTGGCGCGGTCGCAGAACCGGAAGGGCGCTTCGCCTTCGGCGTCCGGCGCGCGAGGATGCCGCGGGCGATCGCTAAGACGGTGGCCGCCTGCTCGAGCGGCGCGCTCTCGAAGAACGCCACCACCTGGTCGACGGGGTTGATGCGTCGGCTCACAGAATCATCTCCACTGGATGTCGCCGGCGGCGACGGACTCGGGGCCGGGCGCCGGTTTGGCCGCGCCGATCGCTTCCAGTGGCGCGTCATACGCGGCCCGTAGCGTCTCTAGCTCGTCGGCGGGCATCGTCCGCTTGGCGGCGTTGAGGTGCTTGCCGACCGCCTGCAGTGCGGCTTTCGTGCTGGCGTCGCGGATGCGCGCGGTCCAGTCGATGGGGACGTCGGGCGCCGCGGCCGCGCCGCCCTTCGCCCAGGCCGCCAGGCGCGCGCCCGAGGCCTCTGTGATCGGCTCGTCGAGCGGGAAGAGCGCGCGATGTTGCTGCTGCAGCTTGATGGGTTGCGGCACGCCGGGTCGATCGGCCATGAGGAGAAAGCTTGCGGTCAGCTCGTACGGCAGGTTCTTCTCGCAAATCGGAATCCAG